TTCATAGCAAACATGGATCAGTGTGTAGTCTTGGAAGGACAGCAGTGGTTTGAGACTGAATCCAGATGCAAAGCTAGGGCATTGGAAATGGCTGGTGATGTTAATCGTTACATGAAATCACATAAGCCAGTTAGATATCAGTGTAGGAAACTAGCAGGGGGTATGTTGACACAATGATACAGGCATTGATTGGGCCTATTGCATCGTTAGCTGGTAGCTGGATGGAATCAAAGGTCGAGCAAACCAAAGCTAAAGGTGTTGTTGCTAAGGCAAAAGCAGAAGCAGAGGCACAGGTTATGGTGACTGCTGCTACACATGAAGCTGGTTGGGAAAAGATCATGGCTCAAGCCAGTGACAATAGCTGGAAGGATGAGGCGTGGACTATTTTGTTTATCATTATTATCGCCATGTGTTTTATTCCATTTACCCAGCCTTATGTAGATCGTGGGTTTGAAGCATTGTCAGCTACACCACCTTGGTTTCAGTACGCAGTTTATGCTTCAATAGCTGCAAGCTTTGGATTGCGTAGCTTGAAAGGTATGAAGAAATGAAACTATCAGAACATTTTAGCTTGGAAGAAATGACCAAGAGCCAGACAGCTTTGCGTAGAGGCTTACCTAATTCGCCCTCAGATGAGCATATAGAGGCGATGAAACTTTTGTGTGAGAATATACTAGAGCCAGTGCGAACCCACTTCAGTGTGCCGTTTACCCCCTCTAGCGGGTATCGTAGTGCTGAGTTGTGTGTTGCTATTGGTAGTTCAGTAGCTAGTCAGCATGCAAAGGGTGAGGCTGCTGACTTTGAAGTGCCTAATGTATCTAACCTAGAGTTGTGTAGTTGGATTGTATCTAGCCTAGATTTCGATCAGATTATTCTTGAGCATTACACTGGTGGTAATACTGGATGGGTTCATTGTAGCTATAAAGCAGAGGGTAATCGGAAAGAAGTTCTTACCTACGATAAAGAAAATGGTTATCGTAAAGGTTTGATAACTTAAAATGGGTCAGCCGTAATTTGGGAAACGGCTGACCCACTAGCAGGCGGAGAACTAATCAACCTGCTTTAGAATGGTACATCTTCTGGCTCTACTTTGCTAGTCACATTTTCATCTTTGATGTTGTCACCGAACTCAGGTATTTCATCATCTACTGGCTTGGGTTTGTACTCTGAAACATTCAGCGACATGTATGCGTTGTCGCCTTTCATTTCTTTCCAAGCTGCAATCTTCCAGTCTTGATGCAATCCGTCTAGTGGGCCGCTGTAGTCTGGTGCTTTCTCGTTGCCCTTTTTGTCGTTGGGAAACAAGCATCCAACTTTCTGAAATACTTCAATGCGCTTGTTGCCATCTCGTGACTCAGCCATGATGAGTGCAACTTGGCCGTCTTCGCCCATGATGTTGAGTTTACCTTGCAGGATAAACTGCTGCTCTGGGAATGGTTTGAAGGCTGCGCCGCGGTTAGTGTTATCATATTCGCTCATTAGATTTTCCTCACTTTGTAAGATAATTTTTTACCTGATCTGCGTGTGTTAAATTCAATGCCATCTTTCTTGGCAAGCTTAAGGTAGGTACGCGCTGAACTTTCTGTTAACTGTAGTTCATTGCACATCTCATCAATTGTTTTGTACCTACCCATTACGCAAGCTACAAACTTCATAGGGTAAGTCCTTTTCTTTCTTCCTAATCGTTTATATTCTTGCTCTACTTCTGACTCAAATTGATTTACGAAAGCTTGATCAATTGTTTTCTCAGGCTTTTCTCTTAGCATCCATATAACTTTGTTGATGTTTGCTTCGATGTGGTTGAGTCTGCGCTGGATGTCTTGCAATTCTTTTTTGTTATTAAACATTACCACTTCTCCTCTGCTGGCAATCTGCCACTGTCATCTAGCTTGATGCTTTTAACCTTAGTCACCTTGGGGTTGGGCATGCTGGCTGAGTTACCGTCATCATCTTCTGATGGCAGTCCGAATGCAGACTGCAAGCCATAGCGTTTAGCGTATGTGATACCGCTGCCCATTTTCTGTGGATCAGTAGGGTCTTTGACTAGGACAGGTGTGCGTCCAGTTATATACTCGCCCGACTCATGCATAACAATTGTAGTTACAAAGATGTGATGCTCATTAAAGTCAACAGGCTGCGTGAATGTAAGGCCACACTTGCCAGCCTCCACTCTGACAGTCTCAATAACTTCTTCAAGACTGGCATAGTTTGATTTGAAGAATGGATTTTTTGCAGTCTTTTTAGCTGCTGCTCCAGTGTTGTGAAACTGGATGAGTGCTTTGGTTATGTTCTTTAGTTCCATTTTAGTTCTCCTTGACTGTGATGCGTAATGATCCGCGCTTATCGCGTTTGATGGCTAGAAGATCACAGTATACTTCTCGCTCATCGTCACCAACCATAGCTTTGAGGTCAGACTTGGCTGACTCAAATAGCTTTGCTGATTTCTCTTGTTCGATATAGTCATGGCATCTGCTAATGAATTCATTGTCGCTTGATGCGTCACGCTTGGTCATGCCATCGACCTTGATCTTATCTATAGATACAGGTGGCACTTCGTTGTCACCGAAAGGGCGTGTGTCCTCAGTAACATGCCTCCAGAACTCAGTGATATGCACTTGCATTCTTTTGATATAGTCCCAATCCTTTGAGACATACACACATTCCCAACGTCTGTTGCCAAAGATAACTGACAGGTAACATCCGTCTGCTTGTGCTAACCACATATAGAATTGCATTTGTGGCATGTACATACTGAGACAAGACTCCATCTTGTTCATCTCGTATGTGTGCTTGCACTCAAGAATATTTATTTTATCGTTAGGGTCTTGCAGCTTGAGCATGCCATCGACCTGACCCTTGAGTGGTATGTTGTACCAGTTGAGCATGAACTCATGCTGCTCGTGTGTAATCTCAGCTTGCACATTATCTTTGAACCATTCGATGTTGAATGATTCAGTATGTATGCCAAGCTGCACAGCTAGGTTTGTAGATAAATCGTCAGGCTCAGAGCGTCCTGTCTTCTGTTCCCATAGCGATATCCAATCGCCATCCATAATGCGGCGCATATCTGAGCCGCCAAGAAATCCAATTCTATTCATAGTAGTTCTCCTTTTGATTTATTATACTGCAACTATGCAGTTAGTTCAACCTTCTTTCTTTCTAAAGCATTGAGCATTAACTCCCTTCGTCTTAGTCTCCACCTGATATGCTTGTGAAACTCAGCATAAGCAGGCCAGAATGTTGTAGTCTGTGCCACTTGCTTGATAGCATACTTAACTATGTCTGCTGGGTAGACTGACAACTCATTAGCTATAGCTTGTATTCGCATCGCATGGTCATCTGACGACTCACCTGCTGGCTTCACCACCAGCGCAGCCAGCAGCGTGAGTTCGTCAATGAGCATAGGCTCTGGCATTGGAACTAAGGCTGACATAACAGTAGTGATAGCTTTGTTTATAGCTTCAAGCGAGTCGCATTCGATACGATAGCCGCTGACAATGATGTCAACGCCATCATCTTTGAAGCTAGACCTACTTATCTCGACTACCCTGTAGCCTGTTATGGACTCTAGCGAAGTGTGAAGCAGCTTGTCTACTCGCGCCGGATTGTTTACCTCCAGCATTCGCTGAACCCCTGCCTCTTGCTGCTGTGTACTCAACGTGATTTGAACACCAGTATCTGTAGGCTCGGTCAAGTGATGCGAATTTTTTGCCGGTTGCTTGATGGTAGTTAATGAACTTATCTGTTTCAGTGACATGATCTATAGTTACCTTGTGTTTGTCGTTGATGGATTGGCAAAGGTCATCACTAGGCAACCAGTCATCAGGAACACCAGACTTCTTAGCTTTATTATATTGACTGGTTACTGATAGGTTAGTGTTGCACTCTGCAACAGGGGTGTTGCTGTCTGCAATACCCTGCGGGAATATTATATATCGTGTTGATGTGCCAGTATGACCGCGATCTCTGGTAAGATAGCCGTTATCTTCTAGCCATTGTAGCTTGCGTGTAACTGTAGCTACACTCATAGCTGTCCTATCGGACAAGCGGCGTAAGCTAGGCCAGCATAAGTGGGTGTCTTCGTTGGCGTGGTCTGCCAATACGACCATCAACCATTTGGCATAGCAGTCAGGTATCTCTGCCTTGATTGCCCTCGCCATTAGTAGGAATGCCATCATAGTTCTCCTTCAATAATGGTGCTATCTTTTCTTCAAAGACATCACCATCAAAGATGATTAGTGTTTTAGGTTTGCCTTCCCTGCGCTTGTAGAACAGCACATCTCTAACTACAGTGAATGGGTTTGGAAAGTTAGACTTGTCGCGGTACTTTACTTCAACCACCAAGGGGTTTTGTCCGACTTGCCAGATGATGTCTCCGCTATACTCGCCTCCCAACGCTCCGCTGAGTGGTTGCCTCTTCGCTTTGAAGCCGATTTTTTGTAGCCATTTGACGAAGACTCTTTCGTGATAGTCTCCTTTTGCGCGACTCTTGCTTGCCATGTGTCTGCCTCGTAACAATCTACACATATGGTGTAGTAGGTTGGCGGTTTCTCTGTAGCTAGAATGCAGACAAACCAAGGGGTAGATGTATCGCAAGCATCACAAGGGTAAGACTTGCCTGTCGTATCATATATTCTTTTTTTTGTGGACTTTGATCGTGAGGCCAAGAGCATCTAACCAGCATGTAAACAAGAAACCAGATGGCACTCGTTTGTGCTGCTCCCATTTATGTACTAAAGATTCAGCGCAACCAATCTTGTGAGCTAAATTTTTTTGAGTCAACTTTTGTTTCACTCTATGAGCGACAAGTTCATTGATAACATATTGATATGTATCAGTAACTTTAGTCTCTTCTTTGTAGTGATGAAAGTTTTTCAATTGCTTCACTAACTTTGCTTGCAGTTTGATAGCGTAAATCTTTGCCCATCTTTGCACGATAGAATGTAGAGTCAGGTACACCAGCACATGCGAAAGCATCTTTTAAGTTGATGCCAGCATGTGCTGACTGTTCGATAAGTTGGTTCATATAACTAAGCATGTCGCTAATATGCTGCGACATTGCAGTCAGTGTCAATAACCTAAAATTCTGTAGAACTTTTTTCATATTCACCAAGGCTTGACCATCCACCAACGACATGCGTTTCTCTGTGATAATAGTGACCAGTATCTTCTTCGATTACATCATCAGCAAAAGCGTTATCAGGAAGCATTGAGTTGCTCAACTGCCAAGCTTGTTTGTTTCGCTCAAGCTCCATGTTGTAGCCAAAGTTAATGCTTGATAGTGGCTTGTCTTCTTCGCGCTTGTATCTACCGTGTCTAGGCATCGCTTGCCTCCTCATAAAATTCTTTAGACCACATGATTAGCTGCTGCCTACCTGATTGGCCTTTGCGTTTGCGTGTATCAACAAAGATCAAACCCTTTTCCTTTAGCTGTTTGTATCTAGCTGTGACTGTGCTGTACCTATAGGCTGGTAAAATATCTAGCACATCATCAGAGATGCAGCCGCTGCTACCAAAGGAAGTGATAGCAGCTAATACAATACGCTCCATTTTATTAACGTCAAGTTTGTTAGCGGCATCATGGCTGGTACTTGGGTCACGGCTGCGGGCTAGTTTAAACGCTGGTGTTTCTGGGAATGGTGGCTGATCTAAGCCAAGCCTATCAAACAG